CAATCTCTCTGTGCAAATTTGGCTCTGATGAACCCTATGATAAGACTTGCCTCTGTTATAAACAAACTGATCCAAATCTAGAGGGTTGTGATATTCGTAGCTATGCAACTGAGAGGGAAATGCTTGAAGCGTTCCAGAAGTATCTACATGCTAAGGATGTAGACATCATTACTGGATGGAACATCTTTGGTTTTGACATGGAGTACATCTATAAACGTGCACAGATCAACAAGTGTCACTACGACTTTTACAACTTGGGAAAGCTGAAGGATACCGATTCTGAGCTTGTGATTAAAAAGCTTTCATCAAGTGCTCTAGGTGATAACCTTTTGAAGCTTCTTCCAATGAGTGGTAGGTTTATTTTTGATTTGTTCCACGAGGTTAAGAAGGGTTATAAACTAGACAGCTATAAGCTTGATAGTGTTTCAAAGCTCTATCTCGGAGATCAAAAGATTGATATGGCTCCCAAGGAGATGTTTGCCCGATACAAGGAGGAGGATCCCGTGAAGTTGAGAGAAGTTGCCGAGTATTGTGTTAAGGATACTCTCCTTCCGCACCGTCTCATGAAAAAGCTTTGTACTCTACTGAACTTGGTTGAGATGGCTAAGGCAACTTGGGTTCCAGTACCATTCCTTGTGGAGCGTGGACAGCAAATTAAGGTCTTCTCACAACTGACTAAGAAGGCGAGGGAACTTGGCTTCATGGTACCAACTATTCGTTATGGTGCTATTCCAGAAGAACCCTACGAGGGTGCCACTGTACTGGAGGCACAAAAGGGCGCCTACTATACACCAATTACAGCTCTAGATTTTGAAGCCCTGTACCCCAGTATTATGATGGCCCATAATCTCTGTTATTCCTCGTATGTAATGGATGAGAAGAAGTATGGCAACGTACCCGGGGTTGAATATGAGACTTTTAATATTGGTGATCGCACCTACAAGTTTGCACAAGGTGTTCCCAGTCTCTTACCTGCAATTCTTTTGGAGCTTAAACAGTTCCGGAAACAGGCTAAACGGGATATGGCTGCAGCTACAGGTTTCATGAAGGAGGTCTACAACGGAAAGCAGCTAGCTTACAAGATCTCTATGAACTCAGTCTACGGATTCACTGGCGCTGGTAAGGGTATTCTTCCATGTGTCCCAATTGCATCTACAACGACTTCTAAGGGTCGTTCAATGATTGAAGAGACCAAGAACTATGTAGAGGCCAACTTCCCCGGTGCAAAGGTTAGATACGGTGACACCGATTCTGTGATGGTTGAGTTTGATGTTGGTGACCGCAAGGGTGAGGAGGCTATTGCCTATAGTTGGGAAGTGGGTGAAAGGGCTGCCGAGGAGTGCTCGGCTCTCTTCAAAAAGCCAAACAATCTTGAATTGGAGAAGGTTTATTGGCCTTATTTCTTGTATTCAAAGAAGCGTTATGCTGCCAAACTTTGGACAAAGGGTAAGGACAACCAAATGCACATGGACTACATTGATGTGAAGGGTCTTCAACTTGTGAGACGAGACAACACACCACACGTACGAGAGGTTTGTAAAGAGCTTCTAGATGTAGTGCTCACTTCAAGTGACCCCGGTCCACCCAAGGAACTCGCCAAGGAGAGGGCTATTGAACTCCTATCCGGTGACGTACCCAACACCAAGTTGGTATTAAGTCAATCTCTCGCGGATTCCTATAAAGTTGGTGGTAAAGCTGTATCAATTACGAGTCCTGAGAGCGTCAACATTAACCAGTCCCATGTACAGGTGGTTACTAAGATGCGCCAGAGAAAACCTGGTTCTGAACCACAGTCTGGTGATCGTGTTCCCTATTTACTCACAAAGACTGAAGATCCTAAAGCAAAAGCCTTTGAGAAGGCTGAGGACCCCAAGTATGTTGAGGACAATGGAGTACCGGTTGACTACCACTATTACTTCATGAACAAATTCCTAAATCCTGTGTGTGATCTCCTAGATCCTCTCTATGAAAACGTGAAGGAAGAAATCTTTGGTGAAATCATTAATCAGCATAAACCCAAGAAGCCTCCGAAGCTACCATCCCTCAGTGGTATGAAGAAGGACGAACTTGTTGCAGAATGTAAACGCCTCGGTTTAGAGGATACCGGTACTGCACCTATTCTAAAAGCGCGTCTTAAGGAGGCGAGAATGAAAAAGGAGGAATCCGTTGAAGACTTATTTAAAAACTACAATCCAATAGATAGTAAGGATGAGTCTGTATGATAAAGTTACAAAGCTTATGGATGAGGAGTTGGAAGACCGTGTGAATGCGGTAGTGAATGAGTACGCCGAAAAAATTTCAAAAAAGCATGGTATACCTCTAGAACAACTTCTTAAAGATATACCAGATTCGTATACGACTACCACTTGCAAGGGTACAAAAAATAATGGTCAGAGATGTGGATTCAAGTCATTTCAGAATGGGTATTGTAAGCACCACGTTTTACAGGGGGAGCGTATTTGTCAGAGGACATTTTCCAATTCAAGTCTACATAATCACGGTCCGGAGAAAATGTATGTCAGGGGATGTCCAGGGTGTGAATCTTCTAACGAGCTTATAGATTTGGGGGTTTAATATAACAATGAGCAAAAACGATATTCTACTAACATCGATAAATAATTTTTACAATGACGAAAAGAATAAGACTACACTATTGAACATTCTAGACAAATCAAGTGGTATCAGCCTCCGAAACTTGGAGTGGTTTATCACTAATTATGCAAAGAAGAACCATACCGCCTATCAAACGGGTGATGGTAAACTGTTTACAGTTCACTGTGCCTATAAGTCTAGTTTGAACGGTTACAGCAAACAGCTTTTTGATCCATTCTGTCGGTCTCAAAAGTTTGCCTACGTAATTCCGGGTACATCTCATGAAATTCAAACGACTCTAGCTCAATTGAATTTCATCAAATGGTGTATCAAGAATAACATCATTGACTATATTAGCAATAACAAGGATAAGCTTTTTAGTAAGCAACTGACATGAATCCATTTTGGAAGACGAACGTCTGGTATCCAGTGTAATACATGTGTAGAGAGAATGTCTCTGTTGTAATATCAATTACAGAAGTATCTAATTTAACTTCTATATTAGTCTTTTCAGATTGTATCTGACTAAAATCCAAGTTTCCCGATGGTTCCACATTTACCGGATTCAACGAGAAACTATATGTATACACATTTCTAATTGGCCTTGCCAACCTCTTTTGAAATGGAATCAGATATTTGTAGTACGAGTGATCCGTTTTACTCACATTTGGGAGTTTATTTCCATTTATGTAAAAACTGGCTTCAGACATTAGGGGATAGAAGAATGTATTTTCACCTTGAAAATCAAGGGAAGATGAAAAGTTGAAACGATTTTGGTAAAGGCGTTCACCATCTGTGGCGGGTACAGGATCCCCCACTGCTTCAGTTTCATCCTCAAATGCGGTGTTTCTTAAAAACCAGTGAATGCACTTTACAGGAATATTTGGAACGAGATTGTTCTTTATGACATCCCTGTTAAGGTCACTTACAATCACGGGATGTTTCCTTACTAGGTCCGTTATCATTGTCTGTCTTTGGGATGCAAAGAAGTTTCTCTCTTCGGGACTTACAGTAATCTCCTCGGTGACAATATTAAACGAGGGTAGGGTTACTGTATCTGTGGTATCTGTAAAGAACTCTTGTTGATGAAACTCAAACTCAAACTCTATCTTTTGACGATAGATGGAACAGACAGGAAAATAAGGTCTATTGGGTTTGTTTGAAGAATACTCATCACTGGCAAACTTCCTAGAAAAGAAGAAGTGTATTGGAATGACCAAATCTGAACTATATCTGGCTACACCCACATTATCTGGTGCATCATCAAAACCGAGATTTCTGTTTACAAGGAATCTATTTGCTACCTTTTCAGACATTTCTAAATAAAGTTCGTCATAGATAATCCCCCAATCATCATAGATCTTCTCCACTTCAATGTCATCTACATACATTGTTACACTTTTGAGGATATGTCTACCCAATTGGTCCGCGTAGTTACCATCAGTTATAGCAGGCATGGTGATACTCAAATACATGTTACTCAAGAGGTCACCCATATTTCTTGGGTTAAATTCAACCTTTATAGTTCGGTTGAATGGCCAACTAGCATCCGCATTACCAGGTTTAACTATATTACGGTTTCTGTGGTACTTTCTGAAATCAGAGTGAACTTTGTTATTAGTATAATTAAAGAATGATTCGTCTGGATCATTGGAAAGTAAGTAGGTGTCTTGCTTTCCAATAGCTTTGAGCGAAATTTTCGCAGCTTCACCCATACCTATCTATTGTTTACATATTTTTAATATCCATTTTCCACATGTCAATGTGTGATGTGTTCTTCATCACTTCAAGC